TCTTTGTTTGATTTGTCGCATATCGTCAAGGCTCATCCTGACCGTATTCGTTATTGGCGTAGCAAAGGACTGATTCCGAAAGGAACCCAAGTCCATAAATATGCACCAATCATTTTTTCAGAAGCTGAAGTCCAAGAAATCAAGAAATTTTTTAAAGACAAGAATGATTGACGAAGAACTTCGCGAAGAACTCGCCACGATTCGCAACCTGCTAGCCGAAGTCTTGGTGAATCAAGACATTCTGGCAAAGCGAATCAATGCTGACACCGCAATCAAAGCGGTTCAGACAGAGAGAGCGGTTGAGTTGGCGAGATTAAGAAGAACAGCAGACAAGGCAACTCGCAGAATTGCGACAGTTGACTGAGCCATAGTTTTTTCAACTCAGTGACCGAGTTGACGGTTTGGGAGAACCGGCTGGAGCGGCTATGGCTCATTGAACAGCCTACATGGGGAATCAAAGCCTTGTTTTTGTAATGGCGGAGGGGTCTGCCAGCAGCTTGAATAAGGCTTCCCCACCAAACATGGAGTTGAACATGACCACAGCACCTACCGTACAAGCCTTGTTCTTTCGAGCAGAACGAAAATCAAAGACACAGATTATCACTTACCACACCGCACCAGCTTGGAAGAAGCTTTGGTGGCGAATTCGGCTTTTCTTCATCAATAGACGGTATGAAAACGCTCGAAGACTTCAAAGAAGAAACTCGCAGGTATGAGCGGCACTATTGGGCGCTGGTTCGTCAGTCCGAAAGGCGCCAGCCGAGCTTCAGCCAGTTATACGAATGTTCAAGGTGCGGCAAGCTCAGCCACCAGAATCATGAGAAAGGCTGTTTTGATTTGAAGCCGCTAGACATTAGCCAGGAAGAGAAGATTCAGCGAATGGACGATCCATTTAATGAGAACACTTGGGACGACAAGGCAATCATTGACGATTAGAACCTGCACCAATTGTGGCCTGAAGTTTTTGACCGAAGGCGAGGAAAGAACTTGCGGACAGATTTGTTTTGACGAGTTGAAGGCCAAGCATACAAAGCCGCAGTGTGTGATTTGCGGCAAGAAATTTAATCGCAAGTCAAGTAGCCACAAGACTTGTAGCCACAGTTGTGGCTATGAGCTGAAGAGGCAAAACGCTGCCAGATACCGTGACAAGGTAAGGCCAGCAAAGCAAAAGATTGCCTGTGAAGGTTGCAGCAAAATCTTTATGCCAATTCGCAAGGATCAGCGGTTTTGTGGATCTAGGTGCTACAACCGGCAATACAAGAGAACGGTAACGGTTGACCCAAGGCCATGCGTTGAATGTGGTGAGGTGTTTCAGCCTAGGACTGAGCGCAACATTCTTTGCAGTCAGCAATGCCGTTATATAAACGACAAAAGACGTGCCTACGTTCGCGGAACCATTCCTCGAATGCCTGGGACGTTGAAACCCAAAGAATGTCTGGTTTGCCAGAAGACGTTTCAACCAAAAGCCGGAAGCCAAAAATATTGCTCGCCTACCTGCAACGGTTTGGTTCATTTGAAAAGAAACCGCAGCCGCTTAGACCACAATCGACTTCTCAAATGCTGGATTTGTAAAAAGGAATTCAAACCAGTGACGAGCAAAAGCCGAGCAAAGTTTTGTTCTGCTGAATGCCGCGCAGTCCACTTTGGAAATAAGGCGACTGAGAAAAGAGAAGAGCTAGAGGTTGAAGCCAAGAAACAAGTTGAGGTCAAAGAGAAGTGGAATGACGCCAGTGTCAAATCCAGTGAGATTCCGGCTGATTCGATGTTTCCAGAAGAGATTCTGGCGTTCATCCGCAGAGGTGGACAAATCACGCAGTACCTGAACCCAGTCTGGGTGGAAGGCTCCCAGCCTTCTGAATACGAGGATGATTTTATAGATTAAGCCTTCTGGTTTTCCGGTTTGGGCGTCCTCCCTAAACAAAAGCCCACTTCATGTACCGGAGCAAGCGATACAGCTTATCTTGGAAGCTCAAGCTGGCTGGAAGGCGCGAATAGAAAGGAGGTATAATCACTAATTTTATAATTATTCTTATACTATAAAAATGCAGATGAACTTATTTGAACTTTTTTTAAGGAATAAAAAAATGGGGACTACAATTTTATCAACAACATCAAGGACAAAACAGCAGACTGATTTTGATGTGCACCATCAGAGAGCAGTTGAAATTAAAGCTGCTTTAAGTGCAGTAAAAGAACTGGAAGAGTCTCAAGAATTACCAAAAAAGAAAGCAGGGCAAAAGGTTTATTATTTTGAACGTGTTCAAAGATACAAAAAGCTTGCTGAAGACACCAATGTAAATTTTTTGCTTAAATTAAAAAGATTAGCACCAAATGGCTATTGCCAGATTAATACACTACCAGTTGAAGCGGCTAGTTTATTGGAATTAAATATTAATAACCGCAAAATGAGGACCAGTGTTGTAAAGTATTATCAAACTGAAATGGAAAACGGCAATTGGTCTGACAATGGCGATCCAATTAGAATTTCAAAAAATGGAAGATTATTAAATGGTCAACATCGTTTAACAGCGGCAGTCATAGCCGATAGACCAATCACTTTTAGATACCTTATTGATTTAGAAGAAGACGCATATAAATTCATGGACAACGGTTTAGCTAGGAGTGCATCAGATAATTTAGGGATAAAAGCTGAACATTCTGCAACCTTAAAATATCTTTATGCGTTCACAAGACCAAGCCTTTATGATGGGATGAACAGGGTTGGAATTTCGCAGATCCAAGAAATGATGACTAATGAAGTCATGGAATTAATTGAGGAAATTCCAAGAACAAAAAGACATCGTGTGTCATGTGCATCCGTAAAGGCAGTAACGATTGCAGCAATTTTGATGGGAAAACCTAAAGAAGTTATCTTTAAAAATTATCAGCACATTATGTCGATCAATGACGTTTCAAGTGCTAAAGAAATTGCTTTTAATGCTTGGCTGACAAAGTTGACAGGCGCAAAAGGATTTAATTTAAGTTATGCGTTTTCGGTTACAACATTGATTCCAGCTTTTCTGAAATTTTATTGTGAAAAAGATTTTCAAAAGTTTCGATTAAGAGAAGTTGAAGCGAAAACACTGATGAAGGAATTAATGTCATTTATGTTTGATTATTACCGATGTAAAGCTCGCCGAGTGGCCTTCTAACAAAGGATAGTTATGAATGAGTTAATCAAATCAGTAGCGTCAGAGTTAGGTGTTGACCAAAACACACTGCATGAAGTGTTATCGAAGTCCATTTTACCAACCGGAACCAAGCAAGAACACTTGATTGCTTTCTTGACGATAGCCAAGCAGTTCAAACTTAATCCGGTGACAAAGGAGATTTGGGCATTCCCAGACAACAAAGGTGGAATTACAACCAGCATTTCCGTTGATGGCTATATCAAGATTATGAACAACCATCCGCAGTTTGAGCGGATTGAATTCGGTAGAGAGGCAGATGACAAAGGCAAAGTCATTTCCGCCACGGCTCGCATTTATCGCAAAGACCGTACACACCCAACTGAGGTGACAGAATATCTAAGCGATTGTTATAACGAGAGAAGTCCAGCTTGGAAGAACTACCCCAACCGGATGCTCAGACAAGCAGCCATGAAGCAAGCCATCCGCTTGTGCTTTGGGATCACTGGCCTGGATGCAGAGTTTGACGAAAACGGAGAAACCGTTGAACCGAATCAACCAGAGCCATTCATTGAGGTTAAGAGCAATCCGGTTTTTGAGCGTTGCAAGGCGCAGTTTGAGGAAGCCAAGAACCGCAACGGTTACGAAAACGCCAGAAGAATGGCGCGAGAAGCCAGCAATCACAAGCAACTGAGCAAAGACGAAATCACTACATTGACGCAACTGATGACCCAGACCGAAGACCGTTTGGGGTTGATACCGGAGACTGATGAAAGTGAAGCTGTCGTGGCATGAGCTGGCAATGGCAACCGAAATCGGAAGATTGCGAAACCTAGCGAATATCAAGTATCAGCGTCAGGATTCGACGAATCAGAAACGCTACGATTGGCACAATCATCTGGAAGGCGCTTGTGGTGAATTGGCGGTTGCCAAGGCATTAGGCCGCTATTGGGACGGCAGCGTGGACACCTTCAAGAAACCGGACGTTTGCGGTTTCCAAGTACGCACGGCATTGAGCCACAAGAACCTCATCATCAGACCGATTGATTCCGGTGAGGACAACTTCGTTTTGGTTACTGGCAATTCCCCATTTTACGAGATTCACGGCTGGATCAAAGGCAGCGAAGGCAAGCAAGACCAGTTCTGGAGAACAGACGTTCGCTCTCCTGCTTGGTTTGTTCCGATTAAATACCTCAATCCTTTTGAAACGCTAGAGGTTTGAATGACCGTCATCAAGCGAGTTCCTGACAACATCCCATACACGGTGATTGGGAATCACATTCTACAGAATGACAACCTCTCACTGACTGCTAGAGGGCTGCTGGCATATCTC